ACCAAAACCCATCCTCTTATGGTTTTCACACCATCAAAAGACTTGTGTGTATACTTTGCAAATTTCATTCTCCCAACTCCTCCAACTGTTCTTGATACCTTTTCAGTTTCTTCTTCCAAAAATCGCGTTCAGCAGCTCTCATGTGCACCGCTGATTTATGACTTGGTTTCTTCAGTTCTTCAATCTTTTCTTCAGCTACTTTGATTGAACGTTTTAAACCCTTGATTATATCTTGATTAATTGTACTCATCCGAATACTCCTAGAATGGTAAATCATCATCAGATATATCCATAGGGTTAGTTCTTTCAAAACTTGGTGGAATTTGATTTTCCATACTTGCATTGTTTGCAGCATTATCCTTTTTTTCAAGGATTTGAAAACTTTCAGCTACTACTTCAGTCACATAGACACGTTGTCCTTGCTGGTTATCGTAGCTACGAGTCTGAATGCGGCCTGTAATCCCTACAAGATTCCCTTTTTTTACCCAATTCGCAAAATTTTCAGCCTGCTGGCGCCACATCACAACATTGATAAAGTCTGCTTCTCTATCTCCATTATCATTTTTAAAATTTCGATTAACTGCCAAATTAAATGTAGCAACTGCAATGTTCGATGGTGTATACCTTAATTCAGCATCACGAGTTAACCGGCCAATAAGTACGACATTATTAATCATTATTATAGGTCCTCCTCTTTGACAAACACTCCATCGATCATCTTCCCTTTTCGGTCTTTGATAACGTTGTATGCTTCGTCTAAACAATTCTCAGCAGTAGTCCCATTTAAAAACGAAACGGTGCTAACTACACTGTCAAGAAACATCAAATCAGCTTTGATTAACGGAATCTGTGTCTCATTGTGACAGATATGAGCATATAGCTTCTGAGCAATGTTACCAAGACTGGAAACCATCAATAACAATTCAAGTTCTTGTTGATTAGCTGAAATTTGAGCGCCATTTTTAATTTGTTGTTCAAAGCCAATCATTACAACTTGAATATCTCCAAGAGCATCATAAATTAATTCAGGTTTATCCTTTGCGATACCCTCAAACAATTCTCCTGACTCTTCCATCAACTTCAAGAACTGTTTGACAGGATTTGCTTCATGTAAATTTCGGTCAACAAACCATTGTTGTACTTTTTCTTCCAAATTCATTTTTGTATTCATCTTATTTTTCCTCCGTTTTCTTCGTAATCAAGTAGTAGCAATCAACTGCTCCGTAGTCAATCCTGATGTTCTCACCACTCATGCTTTTCCGAAATCGTGGATGACTGATTGCTGAGTAACTAGCCTGATGTTTCTTTAATTCGTTGATTGCGCTATGTATGTGGCCAAAACTACCAATAAGTATCTTGCGGTGTCCGTTATAGACAAAGTAAAGTTTTAACATTAGTATCTCCTATCCTTCATCCCGGATGGATACACAAAGCACTTTCCAGTTGCTCCTTCAAAAATTCGACTAGACAGAGCACCATTCCCAAAATCGTCCGAGTAAAGCTCCTTAATTTCTTCACTAGACAGATTCGTGTTGATAATCGTATTGGTCCGATTATCCAAGATCTTGAACAATATCTGATGTGCCCATTCGTTTCGCTTCGTGTCAGCTTTTCGACTCTCTTTTCCAAGGTCATCCAAGAAAAGAAAATCAACCTCAGACAATAGCTTGACCATCTTAGCTTCTGAATACCCATTGTCATACTCAAAGCTCTCACGAATTTTGTCAAACAAAGTCACTACTGATACAAAGAGCACGCTTTTAGGCTCGTCATAAGACTTAAATTGCTCATTGATAAACCGAGCCAAGCCATAAGTAAGATGACTCTTCCCGACTCCAGAAGGTCCTGTGATGATGGCATTGCCAGTCTCACCTTTGGCATAGCAACGTTCCAACCGCTTCACAAAATTCATAGCCTTTTCATCAATATCAACCTGAATCTCATAGTCATGTAATGACTTGCTGGCCAGTTTGCTTGAAACGATACTATCGCGAGCAAAAACCTCATAAGTGTCCGATAGCTTGTTTTTGACTTCTGATTCCATATTCAACTGCTTTTCAAAGAGTCGAATGTTCTCTTTCTCACACTCAGGACATTGATTGATTTCCTCAACCTTGCCCTTGATAGGAATCTTAACAGACCAAAGATGGCATCCATGGATTTCACAGACGTCATCAAGAACTGTTCTAGTTCTAAATTGTTTAAACTGTTTCATCTAAAATCCTAGCCTTTCATCAACTGCTGATTGAAAAGAGTGAACTTTTTGTGGCATAGGTTGATTTAGATAATTATCCATCTTGTTGCCGAAAAGCGTTTGTGGTTGCAGATACTGTTCATACTCTGTACCTTTCCACTTAGCGACCATGATGTCCACAACCTTTTTAAAATCTTCAAGGACATAACCCTCTTTTAGCCTTGCCTTGATAAATTTTTGATGACTAGCAGTGTCAACCTTAAAATTCTTCTTAGCTTTCAAATTGAGATAAGAAATAACTTCCTTACAAATCGACAATTTATTATTATTATCTATATCAGTCTTTATAATATCAGTCTTTATTGTTTGTACTTCTTGCGTATCCAGAGCGGTATTTTCTACGGTTCTGGACGGTATTTTTTCCGGTTCAGGAGGTTCACGCTTGACAATTTTTGGACCAAGGATATAAAGTCGATTTGGTTTAGTCAAGCCCTGACGTTCTTCTCTCAACAAACCTGATGTCACAAGTTCCTTTTTAATCTTGGTTACCGTTTTCTCCGAACAACCCAACTCTTCGCAAAATTCAGCCGTTGTAAAATACATAAATACTTGACCATTTCGATCATGCCACTTGGACTCCAAAGACAAGTCCAAACGATTATAAAGCAAGGCATACATTATTTTAGCGTTGTTTGATAACTTTTTATAAGGCTCCTTAAAGAGCCATTTAGGCAATTGAAAATATTGAAACTTTTCAACTTCATTTTTAAAATAAGTCTCAGCCATCCTCTACCCCTCCACACTTGAAAATTTTGTGTATTCTTTGTGAAAATACAACTTCACTGTCCCTAGACTACCATGTCGATTCTTTTCCAGGATCAGTTCGGTTACGTTATTCGCTTCTTGACTGTCAGCTTGCTCTTTCTGATAATAAGCATCACGGTACAAGAAAGCTACAATATCTGCATCTTGCTCAATAGAGCCAGACTCTCGCAAATCTGCTAGCATTGGCCGTTTATCTTGTCTCTGTTCAACTGCACGACTTAACTGAGATAAAGCAATGACTGGCACTTTTAAATCTTTTGCAAGTATCTTCAATTCCCTTGAAATTTCAGAAACTATCTGCTGACGATTTTCTCCTTTTGATCCAGTAATTAACTGCAAGTAGTCAATGATAATAACACCAAGCCCACCCATTTCTTGGGCAAGTTTTCGTGCTTTTGATCGTATCTCTGAAATCCGAATCCCAGCCGTGTCATCCACGAAAATAGGCACATCATAGAGATTGCTTTGCGCATGTACAAGTCTTTTCCACTCATCTGTACTTAAGTTCCCAGTCTTCAAATGATAACCTGGCACCATCCCCTCTGATGCCACCATGCGCTCAATCAATTCCTCTGCTCCCATTTCAAGCGAGAAAATGACAGCAGGTTTTCTTTCCATCGTAGCCACATGCTTTGCAATGTTCAATGCTAGTGCCGTCTTACCCATAGCAGGACGAGCAGCAAGAATGATAAGATTCCCTTCGTGAAGGCCTGTTGTAATCTTATCCAATCCGACAAAGCCAGTAGATAGACCAGTCACGAATCCATCTGTCTGCGAGCGAGTCTCAACTATTTGCATATGTGTGTCTAGGATGTCAGCCACATTACGAAATCCAGTACCTGTATTTTGATTACTGATATCCAGCATAGACTTTTCAGTCTTTGAGATAATGTCACTGATTGATACATCTCCTTGATATGCACTAGAAAGTGATTCCGACAGTTCAGCAATTACTTTCCGAAGCGTAGCCTTTTCTTTAACCAGTTTGGCATAATGCTCCACATTTTTTGAAGTTGGTGTTGAATTTACCAACTCGACAACGTAGTTTATACCACCGATATTTGAGATGTCACCTTGATTGGTAAGAGCAGACACCATAGTGGTAGCATCGATTGGCTCACCTTTTTCAAGCAATGACAACATAGTTTTAAATACAATCTTGTTGGCAGGCTTGTAAAAATCGTCAGGAGTTAATTCGTCTGCAAGTGATATCATCGTTTCCGGTGAGATAAATACAGCACCCAGAACCGACTGCTCTGCAACTAGATCATGAGGTAGTATTCTAAAATCTTCACTCATACACTCTTCCTCCAGTAGCTTTCTAAGTCAATATTCATGACAGTAGCAAGATTCTTCTGCTCGGTTAAGATTTGTCTACGGTAAGGAGCCAGACCAGCTTGTCGCTCTTCCTCACTTTGTGGCAAGTAATATCCATTTGGTTTCGTCTTCTTAGCCACAATAGGGTGTCTAAAATTAACTCGAAGACTTTCAATGACTTCTTCTAACTTACGTTTTGAGAGTCCAGTTTCTAAACGAATTTCACTGGCTTGAATTGGCAAGTCGAACGTAGCGCAATTAAGAATCATATTTAATACACGAATTTCAATTTCGGTCATATTGCGACTTACACTCATATTTTTCTCCTTACTTCAATCCTATTGGTGGATCCACATCGTATGTAAATTGCTTATCTGAATTTCTCAGATTCATACGAGCGATGTCGCTTGCAATTAGTTGTCTGTTTTTCTTTTTAGACTCTGCTCGATCATCTAATTCATTTACTAATGCCCAGAGTAAAAAAAGTATTACTGTTCCGAAATAGATATATTCAATCATTTTGTGTTTTCCTTTTCTTTATAGATCGCTACGATTTTTTCAAGATCTGCAATACGCTGAATTGCATCCTGGTATTTCATTTGTAGTTCAATCAATTGTTGATTAATTTCCAGAGCGACTTTCTTCCAATCAAGGTTTACTTCTTCAATAATCCCTGAAAAATATAATTTTATTTTGTTTAATAGACTCATGCTTGAACTCCAAATTGTTTTTCTTTTTTTAGATTTTCTAACATCTCTGCTAGTGACTCTTTTTTTGAACGGTATCGATTTCTGC